GCGAGAAGATCCGGGCCGTCAGCGATCAGGATAACCTCGTAACATCCGTTACGCTTCAATAATCTTTCTACTGTTTTTTTAACGAGCGGGATACGCCCATGTACGGGAATGACTGCGATTACTCTCATCGTGTTTAATCTTTAAGTTAACCACATCCAGAGCAGCGACCACGCATACAGATTTTAACAACCACTAAGTAATTAAGTTACCGTCACGCGTCCACCGCCCCGGATGTGGTTCAGTTTCCTGTCAAGCTATCGTACAGGGCTTTGCGCTCTGCGTTCGTTAGTACTTGATAGCTGAAAGATATTCGGATATGTTTAGTAATCCTAAAAGTATCTCGTTTATTTTTGATAAGGTAGTTTGTCCCGGGGATTTGCTCGTAGCCATTAGGGATACCGATAATCTTGTGCAACCGATTGTTTTTAGCTTCGATGCCTTTGATCGTCATGAATAGCGGAATGAACACGCACGCCAGGCAGCCGAAAAATATCAGCATACCGGCAAAGAATAGCTTTCTCATTACGAATTAAGTAACACGATCACAAGGAAAGCGAGCGCAGCACCCAGGAGGGCATTAGCTACGTCAATGGCTTTACTAAGAACTCTGCTTTTCACGGGTATGGTTGTAAAGTTTATACCATCGTCAAAGCAATTATCGCGCACTGCCCTTTTGAGGGCTGCAGCTGAGTTTGTTTGTAGCATTGTTTTCATGGTTAAGTAGATTATTCCCCAGTCTTTCCGAAGGGTAAAAATATTAAATTTTATTTACTCTCCCGTTTTATTGTCGCCACAGGCAGTCCGTCACCCGTTTCGATGCTTATAAAGGCGATATTTTCATTTTGTTCCATCACTCTCGCAGCGGCCTGTATATGCCCCTTTCGACCTACTGGCTTAATGTGTGGCACATGCTCGGCAGGCTTTCCTCCCCAAACAAAGTACTTAAGAATTTTATATTCGATGATCTTTGGCATCAATCGTAATTTGAAATGATTTCAATATTTTTCTTGTTCAGCCACGCATAAAAATCCTTATGTGAGAAAGTGACCTTACACGGATCTGTACTCAAGTTGTATTTGAATTTACGTCCCGCGTTGAATGCCTGGCGCATGAGCTTTGCCTGAGTGATGGATATCTTTTTGATTTTACTCATGTCGTTGCTTTTAAAAATCCCGGGCGGAGTGAATTGCCCGGGTTCGGTTCGCTGGGTGCGTCTTGCATTAACCACGCCCCTAGTCATCGTTATATGTAGGCCTGCGCCCTTCCCTAGATGTTCAAAATAAACGGGGCGAAGTTTAGAAAGCTCCGCGCCCGTTCTTTGCGGCTAGAAGCCGCTCCCCCAGTAATTAAGATCATTCCCTCAAGCCTCCCCTTTCGGTTGTAGGCGCGGATTATGGCGCCTCGTTACTTTGCTTAAGCATGCGCGGCAGTAGATTTATAAAAAACTCAGAGGTATGGTCCGAGCCATTTACTTCCACCGCGTTGCACGATCTTCAATTCCAATTTAGCGGCATTCGGCAGCTTCGATCTGCACCCCGCGAGCTGCGAGGCGTTAACGCTTGACACACTTAAGGCCTCCACGTTAACCCGGTCCAATCCGGTTCTATGCCATAACCGACTTACATCGGTCCGGGATTTTTAGCGCTATTCCTTGCGGATCACATCGGCCTCGTGTTCTGGCGATCGTGCCGTCCTCACCGAGGATAGACACTGTGATCAGTATTTTACGGCAGAGAAAAATTGTGCCGTTAATTCGTTGTATATGTGAAGTTAATCCACGTATCCCCATCTTTTGACCAACATCCACCATATCCTTTTTTTATTATTAAAGGATTTGCGTGACCGTTACGTCCTAACGTGTCAACTACCGAAAACCCGATTTTATATTCTGTTCCGTCTGATAGCTTTATCATTTCTCCGTCCGTTTGACAATATAAACGTATCAAATATATCCGAGGTTACCAAATCCAGCACAAATATTTTCGATATATTTTTATCCAAACAAAAAACCCCGTAAGGACTCGCCAAACGGGGTAAAATGGTAAACGATGGAGCAGAAAGAAAGTATCTGAAAACTGCCCGATTAAGGGTTATCAGTTGTTTTGCAATAGAGGATCACCATTTCGCCAGACTGGGCAGAAAGGTTAACAGATGTGGTAATCACCACGTCCGTAGCGGTAAAGCTGTACGCCATACCTGGGCTGTTCTTGTTAGTCCGAGCTGTCGCTCCACCTGTTCCAGACGATGCCACTAAGGTCTTAACCTCAAAAGGCGCGTCAAGCTTGATGTTGGAAACACCGTGCGCAACGTTGCCGGAGGTCGCGTTAGGCAAAGCGCCTGTCGCTAATTTCTTGGCGTATACCGGCCACTGTAAGCCAGCGGCATCGGTGTAAACTTCCCCGGTTTTTGTTTCCTGGGTGCGGATGAAAGGACGAGCAAAGATTGACATGGCGGTATCGTTTTGGATTTCTCAAAGGTAAACAAAACTTTTTCAGATTGTCAATTCAAAATGTAGAGGAAAATGATGAACCAAATGATTTATTTAATTTTAGTTCTTTTGATAAAATTGATAAATTTTTAAGTTCAATTCTCGGAACTAAAACGCAATCAGAAAACAATGCTGATGAAGTTTATGAACGTCTTTCGGAAGGTAGAAAATACTTAATGGGTGTTGAAACTGATGATTTAAATGTAGAGGATTGTCTTGAAGCATTTGGCTTTGGGCGCAATGGGTTGTAGCTTGCTTATAACGTTTTGTGGCTTGTTGCAGTGGCGGGTATTTAAAACTAAAAGTAAAATGGGATATTATACAAGACACGAGTTAGAAATTGTATAAGGAGATGATTACAATACAGATTATGAACAAGAAATAAGCGAATTATCCGATTATAATTCTTGTTTTGACGACCAAATAAAATGGTATGATTGCGAAAAAGATATGAAAGAATATTCTAAAAAACACCCTAATACAATTTTTTGTATAAATGGAGAAGGAGAAGAAAGCGGAGATATTTGGAAAGCATATTTTCAAAATGGAAAAATGTTTAAAACAAAAGCTACTTTAGTGTTTGAGGAATTTTCAACTGAAAAGTTAACGTAGCCATTGAACATAACTACTTGATAGGTATGATTTTTACATGCCAATCGGTCAAAAACTAAAATAAAGTATGAAAACGGAAACTAAACTTTACGGAACTATTGAAATGTCTAAAATTTTAGGAGTAAGTAGATGTTCTTTAAGCGAACTTTGCCTTAGAAAAAAAATGGTTAAGACCGGTAAAGGGTATAAATTATCCTTAAACCTATGGAAAAACATTCTATTAAAAAAGCATAGACAAAAACTTTATAAAATAGAACCAAAAGAAAAAGTTAAACCTATTCCCGAAGTAATCTATGTAACCCGAACCACAGAAATAATACACAGTAAAATGAATTTTTTAGAACTTAATCAGTTGTAATTTAGACACATTCTAAGCAATTCTAAAGGATATATTTTGTATATTTGATACTAACTAAAATTCGATACTAAAGTATCAAAAATTAAAAAACATTTCGTATCTTTACAGAACATAATTTCAGTTGGAAGGATTTCCCAACGTAATCGAAATCCATAAATAAATAAACACATTATGTCTTCAGGAATATACAAAATTACTAATCCAAATGGTAAGGTTTATATTGGACAAAGTATAAACGTAATCGAAAGACTTTATCACTACAAAAGACTTGATTGCAAAGAACAACCTAAAATATATAATTCATTAAAAAAATATGGTTTAAAAAATCATACATTTGAAGTAATTTGTTATTGCGAAATATCTAAATTAAATGAATTAGAGAGATATTATCAGGACTTTTATAATGTTGTAGATAATGGTTTAAATTGCAGATTAACAGTTTCAAATGACAGAAGCGGTAAATTTTCAGAAGAAACTAAATTAAAAATGTCTATTGCTCAAAAGGGCAGAATTGTTTCAGAGGAAAGTAAATTAAAAATGTCTTTAAGTAGAAAAGGTAAAAGATTAGGTTCTGAAAATTATTTTTTTAATAAAAAACATTCAAACGAAAGTAAATTAAAAATGTCTAAAACTTTAAAAGAAAAATATAAAAACAATACAAGTCGTTTTTCTAAAATTATTTTAGATTTAAACACAGGTGTTTTTTATTATTCTGTTATTGAATTAAGTAATCACACAAGTTATAGTAAAAGCTATCTTTCAGAAATGTTAAGAGGTAAAAAGAAAAATAAAACACAATACACTTATATTTAACAAATGGAAGGGTTTCCCATTATAATTGAAATCCATAAATATATAAATATTATGAGTACACAATCAAACAGAAGAAGGGCTTTTGAAGTTCCACAAAGTAATCCAGCTACAAAGTTCATTGACTGGAAATCAAATGACAAATGTTTTGAGTATTACGACAAAGACACTCAATCCAAAGTTCAAATCCCTTTACCTTTTAAATTCCTTACACTTGACGAGATGCACACCGTTAAGGGATGGAATGATGCCACGAGTAGCGGTATTTTTTCAAACGAAGTGAAGTACATTTCAAAGGAAGTAATGACCGTTAAACCGTTTAAAGGGAATGAAATCGCTAAAGGTCTTTACAAAGACATTAAAGAGAAAGTTCAGTCCGCAGGTGGTCACTATGTAAAGTCTATTTACATTATGCTTGAGGATGGTTCTTTGGCTAATTTACAATTAAAAGGGTCAGCGGTTCAAGAGTGGGGAGCTTTCACTCAAAAAACACGCAACCGCTTACCCGATGAATGGGTTACAGTTTCAAAAGTAAAAGATGGTAAAAAAGGCGCGGTTAAATATACAATGCCATTATTTGAGTTTGACCGTTCACTAAACGAAGCCGAATCAGTACAGGCAGACGAGGCT